TGTAGATACATTAACAAAAGCTAAAGGCGGAGCAGTTAAAATGGCAAGAGGAGGTATAGGTGATCCGTTGCAAAACATCAACCAACAACAATTTACACCCGACCCCGCTATTGATGGGGATAGTGCTTTTCAACAAGCGGTAAAGTCAGAAAATCTCTATGCCTTTAACCCTGCAAAAATAATAAAATTCTTTGGCGATAAAGTTCCTGGTGTGTTTACACCTAGCAAACGAAATAAAAATATGGAACTTATGTCTGATGCACCCTCAGCACCAGGTACAACATTACCCGTTGAGCAACCCATACAAGATTATGACTTTGCGTTTAAATCTTTTACACTTGATAAAGTAAATTCTAAGAATGCACCGAAGGCCGCGAAACCTCAAGATTGGATAAACTTCTTACAAGGAGGTGACGTAGCACCAAAGGCAGAGATACTTGATTCAGGATTGTTTCAGTATATGGAAGACTTTGAAAGATATTATCCTAATCAAAAAATTACGAGAGAACAGATTACAGATTTTTATGAGCAATCACCTATAGCTAACTTACAGGTAAAAGTTAAAACTGATCGTGATGGTATGACTCCGTATGGTCCACAAGATCAACAGGTGATGGGTATTGCAAAACATAAAAATGCAGGTAACGCTCGTATTGACGAGGGTGGAGAGAACTATCGTGAGATAGTCATTGAAGCTGGTGCACTACCTGGAGAAGAAAAACCTTTTGTTAGCAGTGGTCACTATCAAGAGCCAAACGTTTTAGTATTCTCTCGTGTTGCAGATTACAAAAATGTTGACGGACAAAATGTTTCTGTCATTCAAGAAATGCAAACGGATCTTTTAACTAAAGTAAGAAAAGAACAAGAGCGTTTAGCTGCAACGATAGGAGAAGCAAAAGTTAAACTTGCTGCCAATCAAAGAGTAATTGAAACAGGTGATCAGTATCGCATGGAAAATGCTACTCAAAATATACAACAGTTATCACAACAAATACCAAAGCTTGAACAATTAGCTGAAACAAAATTAATTAAACCTTATCCTTTGACTGTTGCAAAAGAACTTATACCTACTTACGAAAAACAAATGTTAGATTTACAACAAGAAATAAATGCTTTAGCACAAGCTGGTGTTGATAGAACTGATCCTGAATTTTTAATGAAGATTAACCAAATTGAACAGCAGCAACAAGGTACTCTTAATGAATTATTAAATCTAAATAGAAGTAGTAACTTTGAATCATTAACAGAAGGTATAAAAGTTCCAACAACTAATAGCACAGAAGAACTACAACAAATTGCACAAAATCAAAGTAGTTACCACGGTACAAGAAATATTGAAACATTTCCTCCTATACCTTTTAATAATCAAGCTGACTATGTTGATTTAATATTAAAGGCAACAATCAAAGATGCAGAAAACAGAGGTATAAATAAAATTGCAATTATGCCTGCTGACGTTGGTGCTAATCCACGTTGGAGTAAAACAAGTGATGATGCTAGAAAAAAGTTTCAAAATCTTTACGACAAAGTCGGTGTTCAGCAATTGAAAAATATTGCAAAAAAATATGGTGGTAATGTTGAAATAGAAAAAATTTCAGATCCCAATAAAAGCACTATGGGATTAAAAGTAAGTAAGCCAAGTCTTAATAGAGACTCTTTTGACTTTTTGAAAGATGTAGATATTGATAGTAGAGCAGTTGCAATGGGTCCTGAAGGTGCTCGTAATTTTCTTGATGAAGAAATACTTAGAATAGCTTCTGATTTAGGTGATAAAAGTGTTATTTATAGAAAAGAAACCGCTCCTGGGCAAACAATGGATTATTATGTCAAAGTGCTTACATATCCAGATGAGAAAGGATCTAGATTCAGATTGGACCCTTTAAAAGACGGCGATGTCGATACAGATGCTCAAATACTTATTGAAGACTATAACCCTTCCCTTGTTGACATGTTTGTGCTAACAATGGATGAAGGTAAACAGAAGGCTCCGATGTATATGTTCAAGAAAAAAGAGGGTGGTATAATTCCCGAAGATAGGTTAGTTTCAATTACAGATATTTATGGTGATTATTAATGGCAGATAAATTTGATAGCACTGCAGATGTGCCGTATTTAGCACGTGATGCAAAAGCAATTGGTCCTGGTGGAGACGAGGATTTAAAAGCTGAAGATGTTGGCACAGAAGTAGACTTAGAACAACCCGAAACAGAAGCAGATATAGAAATTATTGAAGATGGTTCAGCCATCGTTGGTGAGCAAGAAGAAACTCTTGTAGCTGATTTTAATAGCAACTTAGCGGAAATACTTGATGAGAATTATTTACAATCTTTATCAAATGAACTTATAGAAAAAATTGAAGACGATAGATCTTCTCGTGAAGAATGGGAACAAACCTATACAAAAGGTTTAGACCTTCTAGGTTTTAAATATGAAGAACGTTCAAGACCTTTTAGAGGTGCGGCAAGTGTAAATCACCCTGTTCTAGCGCAAGCGGTAACACAATTTCAAGCAATGGCTTATGTTGAGTTATTACCCAGTGATGGTCCTGTAAGAACACAAGTTGTTGGTGCTAATTCTGCAGAATTACAACAAGCAGCAGAACGAGTTAAGGATTACATGAATTATGAGATTACTCATGTCATGGAAGACTACAATCCTGAAATGGATCAATTATTATTTCAATTACCTTTATCAGGTAGTGCTTTTAAGAAAATTTATTTTGATGAAGTACAAGGAAGAGCTACTTCAAAGTTTATACCTGCAGAAGATATCATCGTACCTTATGGTGCATCAGACTTAGACTCTTGTGATCGTATTACACAAATTGTCAAAATGTCGATGAATGATTTAAGGAAGAAACAAGTTTCTGGTTTTTATCGTGATGTAGAATTACAGCCATACGATGGAGAAGAGACATCTGATGTTCAAGAAAAAATGGATAGAATAGATGGCACAAATCCTTCTTATGGAATGTCTGATATGACAGAGCTTTTAGAAGCTCATGTTGATTTAGATGTTGATGGTTTTGAAGATATAGACCTTAGAAATGGTGAGCCTAGCGGAATAAAATTACCTTACGTTGTCACTCTTGATAGAGCAAGTCGTAAAGTTCTTTCTATCTATAGAAATTACAATGAGGGTGATCCACTAAAAAGAAAAAATGATTACTTCGTACATTATAAATTTTTACCGGGACTAGGATTTTATGGTTTTGGTTTAATTCACATGATTGGTGGTTTAACAAGAACTGCCACAACAGCATTAAGACAATTACTTGATGCAGGAACATTATCTAATTTACCTGCTGGTTATAAATCACGTGGTTTAAGAATACGTGATGATGATCAGCCACTACAACCTGGTGAGTTTAGAGATGTTGATGCACCTAATGGTATTATTCGTGAAGCTCTTATGCCATTACCTTACAAAGGTCCCGATGCAGTATTAATGCAACTTCTTGGCTTTTGTGTAGATGCAGCAAAACAATTTGCAACTGTTGCAGATATGCAAACATCAGAAATAGGTAAATCACAAACACCTGTTGGCACAACAATGGCATTAATGGAACGTGGCACAAAGGTGATGTCCGCTGTTCACAAAAGATTACACTACGCACAAAAGAAAGAATTTAATTTATTAGCAAAAATATTTAAATTAGTTCTTCCTCCTGTATATCCTTTTAATGTTGCTGGTGGTCCTAGACAAATTAAAATGCAGGACTTTGATGACAACATAGACATCTTACCTGTATCTGATCCAAATATTTTCTCTATGTCACAAAGAGTGACTTTAGCACAAAATCAATTACAACTTGCTCAGGCTGCACCACAAATGCACAATCTTTATGAGGCTTACAGAAGAATGTACATAGCACTAGGTGTTAAAGATATTGAACAAATATTACCAATTCCAAAAGGGCCACAACCACAAGATCCTGCACAAGAACATAGTGTTGTTTTGATGGGTCAACCCTTACAAGCTTTTGGTGAACAAAACCATGAGTTACATATTAAAGCACATAGATTGTTTTTAAGTTCAGTTTTAGTTAAGTCTAACCCTATGGCAGTAGTAAATTTAGTTTCTCATATCAATCAACACGTATCATTTTTAGCAATGCAAGTTGTTGATCAAGCTTTAGTAGAAGAAGCAGAAAAATTAAGACAAGAATTTGGTGAAAATATACCACCAGAAAAGATTCAAGAACTTCAAGCACAAAGATTAGGTTTAATTGATCAAGAAATTGTAAAAATTACTGAACAAATGGTCTTAGAAGAGGCAGAATCTATGCAAGATCAAAATATGGACCCTCTTGTTTTATTAAAACAGCAAGAATTAGCACTAAGACAACAAGATTTAGAGTTAAAAGCACAGAGTGAGGGTGAAAAACAAGGTTTAAGAGAAAATCAATTCGATTATAAACAAGATTTAGACTCAATGAAGCTACAAAAAGACTACGATTTAGCTAATTTACGTGCAGATGTAGCGATACAACGTCAAAATCAAACAAATAGGGGTCAAAATGATTAATTTATTAGCTGGACCAATAGCAGGAATGGTAAAAGATGCTGTTACGGGTTTTATTGAAACAAAAAAAGCAAAATCAGAGTTAAAATTGACTGAAATAAAGGCACAAAAGAGCCTTAAAGAGCAACAAATAGCGGGAAAAATTAGCTGGGAAGCCAGTGCAGTTGATCAGATGAAGGGGAGCTGGAAAGACGAATTTGTTTTACTCGCCTTGATGGTGCCTGCAATTTGTGCCTTCCTGCCTTTTATGCAACCACACATAGAACGTGGGTTTCAGATTTTGGAAAGTTTACCGGAGTATTACACCCACCTCTTATATTTAGCCTGCTCTGTCAGTCTGGGGGTTAGGGCGGCACCTGGTATCAAAGGAATGATTTCTAAAAAGAAATGACAACAAAATGCATAAAGTGCGATTGCTTATGCCATTGTTATTCAACTTGTATGTGCGAATGCACAATATGTGAACATGAAGAAACAGAGACTAACAAAAACAGTTCCTCCTAAAAAAGGACCAGTACCACAAGGGTTGAAAATTAATTATAAAAAGATACAAATAGTTAAGACAAACAAATAAGGATATTCTTAACTATGAAACACACCTATTTTAATATACCTGGGTGGTTCAATTACTCTGAAACTTACGACATTATTGTAGACCAAATAGCTGATGATGGTGTCATTGTAGAAATTGGATCTTTTCTAGGTAGATCAACACACTATCTTGCAACTGCCTTATATAATGCAGGAAAAGAAGATGTTAAAATTTACTGCGTTGATACTTTTGAAGGCTCAACAGAACATGCTGACATAAAATTACCTAAAGACTTTTCATCAATATTTAAAGATAATTTACAATTTTTTATTGGTAGAAATATGGTGAAAGTTTGCCAAGGAAGATCAGACTCAGAAGAAATATTAAAACAATTTGAAGAGGAGTCTCTTGATTATATTATGGTTGATGGTGCACATGAGTATGACGCTGTTGAAGATGATATTATCAATTGGTGGCCTAAATTAAAACCAACTGGTGTTATGGTTGGTGATGACTACGCTCTTAATTCAGTAGCTGAAGCAGTAAAATCAGGCTTAGGTAAAATACAAAGAAATAATTATGGAGTTAATCAAGGTCATGAACAAACATGGCACTGTGCTAAAGATGGACAAAACAAAGTTTTTGAAAAAAGAATACCAGGAGTTAATGCTTATATATGAGTATCTTTATAATTCATAATTATCAAAAAGAACTTAAAATTCTTAAAGAACAACTTCATGAACATTTGACACAAGGGGTTGAAAATTTTGAAGATTACAAGTATATTCAAGGAAAGTTACATATGCTTGACATATGCCAACAGGAACTTTCTCGCCTGCTGGAACAACAGGAGAAAATAGATGACTAAGACTTTATATGTCCCAGAGGACATTAAGAAAAAAATGGAAAACCCTTCAGAGGGTATAGCAGAAGATAAAAAAGAATTAGAAAAACTTCCACAACCTGTCGGTTGGAGAATTTTAGTTTTACCTTTTAAAGCAAAGGAAAAAACTAAAGGGGGAGTTATTTTAACAGATAAGACTTTAGAAGATTCTCAATTAACAGCGTCTGTTGCTATGGTTTTAGCAGTCGGTGCAGATGCATATCAAGATAAAGAAAAGTTTCCTAATGGTCCTTGGTGTAAACAAGGTGATTGGGTTGTGTTTGGCAGATACGCAGGATCTAGACTTAAAATAGAAGGTGGAGAAGTAAGATTACTTAATGATGACGAGATACTCGGCACTGTTGATAATCCAGAGGACATATTAACAATACTATAACATGGGAGGTACCATGCAAACAGAAATAACATCTGCTCAGAAAGACAAAATGGTCGATCTAGATACATCTGGAGAAGGTGCTGAAGTAGAACTTGAAGATAAGTCTCACGGCACAGTAAAACCAGAAGTATATGAAGAAGTAAAAACAGAAGAAAAAGATCCTTTAAAACCTGAAGTTCAAGAAGAACAATCAGATGAGATGGATCAATATTCAGATAAAGTAAAAAAACGAATTGATAAATTAACTTATAAGATTCGTGAAGCTGAAAGAGAAAGAGAAGCTGCTCTACAATTTGCACAAAACGTGCAAAAAGAATTATCCGATGCAAAAAAGAAAACTTATGACATTGACAAAGGTTACATGTCAGAAAGTGAGGTCAGAAATAAAATGGCTGCAGATATTGCACGTCAAAGTCTTATTTCTGCAAGAGAAGCTGGTGATTATGTAAAAGAAGAAGAGGCGAGAGCCGCTTTAACAAAACTTGATCTTGAAGCTGAAAGAATCCGAGTAACAAAATCAAAGAAAGAGCAAGAATATGAAGATTTCCAAAAAGAGTTGGAAAAAGAACAGCAAACAAATTACCAACAACCTGCTCAACGACCACAACCTTCTAACAAGGCTTTGGCGTGGGCTGAGAAGAATACTTGGTTTAGACAAGATGCTGAAATGACTGATTATGCTCAAAGAATACATCGTGGTTTAGTTGCAGAAGGATTTGACACGGAATCAGATGACTACTATGATGAATTAACTAATAGAGTTAAAAACAAGTTTCCAGAGTCCTTTACGAAGGACGAGGATCAGGCTACCAGAAGCAACAAAATCGCCCAACCTGTTGCCTCTGCATCACGGTCTGCAACCAGTGGGCGCAAATCTGTTAGGTTGACTCCTAGTCAAGTAAAAATAGCAAATAAGCTTGGAGTCCCTTTGAGCGAGTATGCTAAGTACGTATAAAGGAGGTACAAAATGACAGATACTAAAACACCAAGAAGTGCACAAACAAGGGTAACCGAGGAAAGAAGAAAACCTTGGGCACCACCGTCTCAATTAGACGCACCACCATGTCCTGATGGATATAAGCAAAGATGGCTCCGTCATCGTGTAAATGGAGCGGATGATACTAAAAATATCAACGCTAGACTCAGAGAAGGCTGGGAATTAGTCAGAGCTGACCAATATTCCGGTAATTTATACTCTGCTTACAACGGAAACATTAAAACTTATGAGGGTGTCATCAGCGTAGGTGACTTGCTATTGGCAAGAATACCTGTGGATACTGTTAATGAGCGTAACGCTTATTACAAGCAGAAGACTGATCAACAGACTGAAGCTTGGGAAACAGATCCTTTAAGGGAACAACATCCAAGCATGCCTCTCAACGCAGATAGGCAGAGTCGTGTGTCTTTCGGAGGTCCTAAAAAGACTGAATAAAGCACACTTAAATAATAAGGAGATGAACTATGGCAAATCAAGCTGGATATTTCGGATTTAGACCCGTTAAAATGCTCGGTGCTGCTTATAATGGTCAAGGCCAGAATGAGTATAAAATCGGCAATAACGAAGCATCCGCAATATATCAAGGCGACCCTGTAATATTGGTCGCAAACGGTGCTATTGATGTCGGTTCAACTGCTGGTGCTGAACTTATTGGTATTTTCAATGGTTGTGAATACACTGATCCAACTACAAGTAAACCAACCTGGAGTAATCATTATCCAGGAGGCATAGCAGCTGACGATATTAAAGCATATGTCATTGATGACCCGAATGTAGTATTCGAAGTCAAAGTAGATGACGCAAATGGTGGCCAAGCACAAGTTGGTACAAACTGTAACATCGCTACATATAGCGCAGGATCATCAATTGATGGTATTTCTAATACCGTGATTGATGGTGGCAGTTTTACTACTAACGCTGCTGGTAATTTTAGAGTTGTAGGTTTATCAACAGATGTTGATAATTCTGACTACACTGTAGCAAACGCTGCAATTCAAGTTAAGATTAACTTACACTCACTAACAGATACGACAGGTATATAGGAGGTTAAACTATGGCTATATCTAGAAGTCAACTCGTTAAAGAGTTAGAGCCAGGTCTAAACGCACTATTTGGCCTGGAGTACGGACGTTACGATGCAGAGCATGCACAAATATTTGATACAGAATCTTCTGACAGAGCATTCGAAGAAGAGGTAATGTTATCAGGTTTTGGTAATGCTAGAGTAAAATCTGAAGGTGGATCAATTGTCTATGACAATGCGACAGAAACCTTCACAGCACGTTACACACATGAAACAATTGCACTTGGTTTTGCAATCACTGAAGAAGCTGTTGAAGATAATCTTTATGACAGAATCTCAGCAAGATATACAAAAGCACTTGCACGTTCCATGGCAAACACTAAGCAAGTTAAAGCTGCAAACGTATTAAACAATGCGTTTGACAATAACTTTGCTGGTGGTGATGGCGTAGCACTTTGCTCTGACGCTCACCCAATTGTAGCAGGAACATTCGCAAACGAATTAACAACTGCTGCTGACCTAAACGAAACTTCATTGGAGCAGTCTTTAATTGACATTGCATCATTTGTTGACGAAAGAGGTTTATTAATTTCAACACAGGGAAGAAAGCTTATCATTCCTTCTGAGTTACAATTCGTAGCTGAAAGACTTACACAGTCTCAGTTAAGAGTTGGAACAGCAGACAATGATATCAATGCCACAAGAAATATGGGCATGATTCCTGAAGGTTATGTTGTAAACCACTACTTAACAGATCCAGATGCATTCTTTATTAAGACTGACATTCCAAATGGATTTAAGTTATTCCAAAGATCCCCAATTAGAACATCTATGGAAGGTGACTTTGATACTGGTAACGTAAGATACAAAGCTAGAGAGAGATACTCATTCGGTTTCTCAGATCCTAGATGTGTATTTGGTTCTCCAGGTGCTGCATAAGCGTTAAGTAATAACTAATAAAAGGGGCGTATGTCTTTGACTGCGCCCTTTTTTTATGTCAAAATATAACTTTATTAACCTCATGACCCTTCGGGGACTATTAACAAAAGGAGATAGACATGGGAACAACTACATTTTCGGGTCCAGTTAAAGCTGGAACGATTAAAGATACA